AAGCTATGGAGCAAGAGCGTAAACGTACTTCCGAAATTACTGCATTGTTCCGTGACTTCGATGTAGAAGGTGCTGACGAAGCAATCGTAATGGGCGTATCCGTTGACGAAGCTCGTGCAATGGTAATGGACCAATTACGTGCACGCAATAAAGGCGTGTCTGTAACAATGGGCGAAGCTGAAAGCGATAAGTTCCGTGCAGCTGCACAAGACGCAGTATTAATGGCAGCAGGTATCCCAGTAGCAGACGCTGCACCAGGCGCACAAGAATTACGTGGTCACTCTATGGTTGAGTTAGCACGTGAAGCTTTGCAACGTGAAGGCTTGAAAGCTAACTTCGGCGATAACATGGAATTGGCACGTCAAGCTATTAACTCTACATCTACATTCCCTGCTATCATGGCTAACCTTGCTAATAAATCCGTAATGGTAGGCTTCAATGAAGCTGAAACTACTTACCAAATCTGGGCGGGTAAAGGCTCTAACCGTGACTTCAAAGAAGCTGCACGCGTAGCATTGTCCGAAGCAGGTAACCTTGAATTAGTTCCAGAAGGTGGCCAATTCCCACATGATAGCCTTGGTGAAGCGTCCGCGCGCACCAAAGTGGCAACTTATGGCAAATTGTTCAGCTTAACTCGTCAAGCAATCATTAATGATGACTTAGGATTGTTCTCCAAAATCGCTACTAAATATGGTTCCGCTGCTAAGCGCTTAGTAAACAAAATGGTATACGCTCAATTAACTGGTAACGTTAAAATGCAAGATAACGTAGCATTGTTTGACTCTAAACATGGTAACGTTGCTGCAACTGGTGAAGCATTGTCCGTTAAAGCAATCGCTAAAGCAATCACTGCTATGCGCCGTCAAAAAGGTATTACTGGTGATGCTACTCTTAACATCACACCTAAATACTTGGTAGTTCCTCCAGAACTTGAAATGACTGCATATCAAATCGTTAACTCTACTGCTGCTGTAGACGGTGTAAACTCCGGTGTAGTTAACCCTTACAAAGGTCGCTTCGTAGTTGTAGCAGATGCTGAATTAACTGATCCGGATGCATGGTACTTAGTAGCTGACGCATCTCAACATGACACTATTGAAGTAACTTACTTGAATGGCGTTGAAACTCCACGTCTTGAAACTCGCCAAGGCTTCGATGTAGACGGTATCGAATACAAAGTAGCATTTGACTGTGGCGTAAGTGCTCTTGACTTCCGTGGTGTATTTAAAAACGCAGGTAAATAATTAGGGGGTAAATACATATGGCAAAATTCGTATATGAAACAGACCGCATCAATTATGTGGCAACAGCAGATGTAAAAGCCGGTGACATTGTAGAAGCCGGTGCACTTCATGGCGTAGCAGTAACAGATATTAAGAAAGACGAAATGGGCGCGTTAAAAGTAACTGGCGTATTCAAAGTAGATGCTAATAAATCTGATACATACGCTGTAGGTGACGCAGTAAACTTCGCTTCTGGTAAAGCTGCTAAAACTGGTGGTAAACCATTGGGTATTGCAGTAGAACCTAAGACTGCAACTCAAGATACTGTTACAGTAATGTTGAAAAACTAATTATTGTATTTTTAATGAAATGCGGTCCACACGGGCCGCATTCACTCTACGAGGTATAACATATGCTGACCTATGATGAAAGCGCCTTACTCGATGTATTTGGCGAAAAAATAACATACGAAGGTAAGCAGATTAAGGCTAGTGTAGAAATCGGTGAGTATGACGGTAAAGGTTCTGGATTCGTAACTGGTCTTGCTGATAAAGCTAAGGTGTGGGTTAGAACTAAAGACATACCGCAACCTAAGACTAAAGATGTAATCTACATCAATGGTAAGAAGTGGTATGTGGATCATATCTCCGATAGCGACGCTAAAATGCACTGTCTTGAAATTGTGGCCAACGTTAGGACGGTAAGACCATGAGTAATTCACCAATTACCATTACTGACACTGCTACGCCGTATCTTGAATTTATAGCTAAGACTAAACCGGATTGGACAAGGAAAGCTATGAAGTCAGTCGGTTGGATGATGCAGAAGGAAATCAAGGCCGGAATTAAATCCGGCTCACCTGGCGGCCACAAATATGCTAACTTCATGCCACCTACAATGAGGGCTCAGTTCGAGGCAGCGTTTGGCGCTAAAGTAAGGCGTGCCTATCAAGATGGCGGTAAGGCGTATAAGGAAGGGTGGGGACTAAAGTCCAGAGCTCAACTTATAGCCGGTGGCGTAAAGGAAACCACTGTCGGATATACACCGCTAGGTAAAATGTTCCGAGCAGTTGGGTACCAATACGATGCCAGGTCGCAATCAGTAAAAGTAGGGTGGTTATCATCGTCTGCTAAGCGATTAGGCGAACAGATTGAGCGTGGATACACGAAACGAATCACAGAGCCAATGCGTAGGACATTATTTGCCGGTGGCTTTCAACTTGCCAAGGGGAAAACATCATTTAGGATTAAACCTCGTAAAACGTTTGGTCCAATGAAAACATCCTTACAGCCTAAGTTGGTACCTTACCTAGAGTCAAAAATCGGTGAATATGCACTAGGCAAAAGCACTCAGTTCGCTTCAAGTAGACGAGCATATAAAGTGAGGTAGCAATGCAAACTATTCCACTAGCGGTCATTGCTAATAGATGGGCGGAAGCGGTTAAGGATAATCAGAAGATTACCGACTACTGCATGAGACACTTCGGAAAGGACTTAGGGATATACATTGGATATGACGAAGCAAGTGCACCTCTTGAAGAGGATTGCCCGTGTGTGATCATATTGATGGATAACAAATCCGAGGGTTTGGCTAGTTCATACTCTTACACCTTACAACTTGTATGGGGAATTGTAAGAGCTGAGGCTGAGCGCGATGGGCGTGTAGTGAAATACACGGGAGCGTTCGAGTGTGACGAACTTGGCCAACTACTCATTGAATGTATCATGGCAGTTAACCCTAACTACCCAGTTATTAACATTGACTACGAAACAGACAATATCTCGTGGCGTCCTGTATATCCAGGCAAAGCCACATACACTATAGAAATACCGCATGTAATTGGCGGTAATGTTGAATATTAGGAGGATAAATATGGCAGTTGCTAAACGTGCACAAGGTGCACAATCTTCTCTTACAATGGCCTTTGAAACTGACTTCGGTACTACACCATCTACTGGTGGCGTGGTAATGCCTATTATCAGTTCTTCCTTGAAGGCTAGCCAAAATCTTAACGACTCCTCTGTAATTCGAGGTACACGTAATCCTGCGGCACCTAGTCGCGGTAATATCGATACATCCGGTAGCATTGTGCCACCAGTTGATGTATTAGGATTTGGCTATTGGTTAAAGCTAGGCTTTGGTGCTCCAACTACAACAGCTCAAGGTTCCGGCAAGAAACACGTATTTAAAATTGGTCCAGATATGCCATCTGCTACCTTTGAACAAGGCTATAAGGACATTAGTACTTACCAACAATTTAGCGGTGTACGTATGAATAAAATGTCCTTGAACTTCGGTGGTGATGCTGAATTGACTGCATCTATCGATGTAATGGGTTGTAAAGAAACTATGGCAGCGGTACCCTTCGATACTGCACCTAAGTCTATTGTATTCACTCCATTCGAAAACCTCGAAGCCACCATAAAAGAAGGTGGCGCTACTGTAGCTAACGTATTGTCCATGAGCCTTGATATTGACTTTGGCTTAGATGGTGATTCTTATGCTATCGGTGGTAAAGGCTTCCGTACTTACATCGATACAGGTATTATCGGCGTATCCGGTACTATTAAAGCCTTCTTCCAAAATATGGATCTATTAAATAAAGCAGTAAATGGTACTGAATCTAGCTTGGAATTAACGCTTACTAAAGGTACTAACTCCTTGACAATCAAGTTGCCTGAGTTGATTTACGAACGTAACTCCCCAGGTATTGATGGTCCTAAAGGTGTAAATATCGAGCTTCCATTCAAAGCATACTATGGCGATGATGCAGGTCAATCCGCAGTAGTATTTGAATTGGTTAACAGCCAAGTTTCTTACTAATCTAATTCATTAGGAGGTATCTATGAATATTCAAGGTAACGAATTAAAACCAAGAGCCCTTACATGGACTGAACGTGATAGCTTAATCAAAGCCGGTTTAGACTTCGTATATTGCCCAGTAGATGTTGACGATCAAGTAGCATCTATCGTTCGTAGTCGTGATATTATGCGTTTCATTTTAACTGATGTGTATAAGCTCACAGACGAACAACTCAATACAGTAAGTGATAAGGATGCAATGGCCTTCGCAGGTGAAGTCATTACATTGACATATCAATTACAAGAAGAAACAGAAAAAAACTAGAAGAGGCGTGGAGGTGGATGTCCTCGGATAAGCCGAAGTACTGCCAGGGATGTAAGGAATTACAAACCGCTACAAAGCAGTCCTTCGACTGCTCCGAGTGTGACTATAACCCACCACGCCTATTGTTCGGTTCAAAACTGGCTATGAAGCTGTACAACCTATCACGTAGTCAACGTATTTACCACTCTGGAGGATTGGCAGGGTTTGATTATCCTGCTATACGTACGGTGGCAGAGATAAATAACATCAACCTAAATCCTATGTTATTTAGTCTTATGTGGATATTAGAGGGTTTAGAAATGGAGGCGATGAATAAGGATGTCGAATAACGTAGTAGATATCGTAGTGCAACTGACCGATAAGAACGCTCAAGCCGGTTTAGAGAAAATCGCCGCTACCTCTAAGGGAACAGTTGCAGAGCTTTCAAAATTAAAGAATGAAATGTTTGCCATTGGTGCGAGTGCTGGTCTTGCCGGTCTTGGTTCTAAACTCGCAAAAGAGGCACTAGCTTGGAACTTATCAGTGAAGAAGATGCAATCCTTAACAGGTGCGACTGCTGAGCAAGCAAGTACATTCCTCTCCGTTGCAAACTATATGGGTGTAGCTACTGACGTTAGTACTGTAGCGTTCGCTAAATTTGCGAAGGCTGTGTCTAACGCGCAAGATAAAATGCAAGTTGCATCCGCAGAAGGTAAACTAGCTACTGACATGTTCAGCCGGCTAGGTGTTAGCATTGATCAGATTGAGGGTAAGAATACCCTTGAAGTGTTCAAAATCATTCAAGACCGATTAAGGAACATGAAGGACGGTGCTGAAAAGACACGGGTTGAAATGGAGCTATTCGGTAAAACCGGATACCAACTTCACGGGATGCTGAATATGTCAGCAGATGCCATGAAGCAAGTCGAGGACCGTGCAAGAGCAATGGGGCTCATCATTGATGATGAAGCTGCGAGAAAGTCCGCCGCCTTTAATCGTCAGTTAAAAGATATGGAACAGACCGGTAAGCGATTGGCTATTATGATTGGTCAAGAACTTTTACCGGTGGTTATGGAATATGCACAAGGTGCAATCAATCTAACTAAGTCTTATAGTAATCTAGCCACAGAGCAAAAGGAAGCTATCTCTGGTCTAATTAAATTCGGTTTAGAAGCTAGTATAGTAATCACAGGTATTCAATCCGTTACAAGTGCATTGAAGTTCATGAGATTAGCTACAATAGCGGCCGCAGGACCTTGGCTTACATTAGCAACCGTAGCAGGGCTCGCAGCTAAGAGCATATATTCGGCGGTGTATGCATCTAAGACCGCAGGCACAGACCTAGGCGTTGATGTTAATGGTCTTAGAGCTCATAAGAACTTAAACGCACCTGGTACTAACTCGGCTTACATGGCTAACCATGACGGACGGTACTGGGTTGAGGATAGTTCATTCTTTGGACTCATCAAGAACGATCGTCTAGCGACAAAAGATGAAGGTGCTCAAATCGACGCTGCTATTAAGGCTAAGGAAGCGGCAGATGCTGCGAAGAAGAAAGCCGAAGAGGAGCAAGAGCGACTTCAAAAAGAAATTGACGATGCTAAGAATGGGCTTACTAATAACGATGTACTTAATAAGTTAGGCGGTGACCTTTCAGACGGAGCTAAGGCACAAGAGAAGGCGGCGAAAGAACAAGCACAAGCGGCAGAGAAAATGTCGCAAGCAGCTGACCGATTAACCGACCTCATTAAATCCTTAACGCTTCAATCCTTAGAGATTGACGGTAGTCAATATGAAATTGATAAGGCACAAGCTAGAAATCAGTTTGACTCTAACACTAAAAATATACTCAGCATCTTACAAAGTGCTGCCGGAATAAGTAGCTCAGGCAGTGCCTCTGGAGTACTCGAAGCGGCCAATGCGCAACTTGGTAAAGCTTACGTATTAGGTGCAGACGGGGATTGGGCTACAGACTGTGGCAAGTTATTCGCGGATAGTGTAAAGGCTACGTTTGGTAAAGACGTACCTAGATACGTTCCATCTATTATGGATGCAGCGGCAGAAGCCGGAGCATGGCACCCAGAAGGTGACGGATATGTTCCTAAAGCCGGCGATGGCGTAGTTGTACTTGGCGATAACCACATCGTCATTGCTGACGGCAATGGCGGATATACAGGCGCTAACTCCAGTACAGGGGTAGTCGCTAAGCAGTCTATTACAGGCGACTTTGGAGCAATTACAGGTTATGTAGATACATCTAAACTTGCCGGTATATCTGGAGGTAGTACTTATTCACAAGCTAATGCGCAAGCATTGGCAAGTTCTAACCTAGTAGCAGAAGCCAAGGCTAAGAACGAAGAAGTATATCAAAAGAAACTCGAAGAAGCTGACCGTAATCAAAAAATCCGTGTACGCAAGATGAACGAGGAAATTTCAAAACTTGACCTTGAACGCACAGGTGATCGCTTGCAATTACTCAAGACGGAAGCCGAAGCCCAAAAGGCTCAAATTGACGATAACGTTCGTGAGTACACAAAGGCAGTAGGCGATAAGACATTAGCTGAAAAGAGAGCTAATGCCGAGAAGCTAAAGATTACTGCTGATACGGAACAGAAAATCAGAGAGTTAGCATATACGCAACTCAACGAGGACTCTGAACGTCAATCTAACTTAGTAAGGCTTGGACGGATATCTCAATCGGATGCAGACCAAGTACTTAATGAACAGTTGCGAGCATACATCGAATTCGCTCAACGAGAACTTAATGAAGCTCAGCTAAGCGCTACTCAACGTTTACAAGTTGAAAAGAACCTCGTCGAAGCTCAGCAAAAGCTATGGGAAATGGCCGGACGTAACTTGCGTACTAGCTTAGCAGAAGGTGCTAGACAGTACAGTTTACAGGTAGTGAACTATGGTGACCTAGCGAAGTCTACTTTTGATAGTACGATGAGCAGTATTAACTCTTCGTTTACTAGCCACTTAGAAGCAATGGCTACAGGTACTGAGTCATTCGGTAAGGGGCTTAAAAATATCTTTAAGGATATTACAAATAGCATTATTAAAATGCTTGTTAACCTATCATTCCAACAGTATGTACAACCTAAGCTACAAAGCCTATTCGGCGGAGTGGTAAGCGGTCTCGGTGCTATTGGCGCCGGTCGTGGCGGTGTATCTTCGTTTGCAAGTGGCGGTTCTTTCAGTTCAGCATTTACAGGCAACAGCTTTGGTAAGTTTGCAAGCGGTGGTATTGCTCCTGCAGGCATGACATTAGTTGGTGAGAATGGCCCAGAGCTCTTACAGTTCAACTCTTCTCATCGTATTTATAACGCAAGCCAAACGCGTAAGATGATTAGCGGTGAAGGAGCTAGTAAAGTAACGGTTAATATCATCAATCAATCTGGCCAACAACTGGATAGCCAACAACAAGAGACTAAGTTCGACGGCGAGCAAATGATTGTTGATGTCGTAGTGTCTAGTCTTATGACAAACAAAGGAGGTATGCGTGATGCCATTAAGGCGGCCGCAGTATAGCGTATGTTAGAATTCCCAAACATAAGATATCCGATATACCCTATCGATGAAACAACGCCTGATGTAAGTCGTAAGGCTCAGGTAGAAAACATGACGATGTTAACGCATCGTAAGACTACGAAAGCGTTACGATCGTATTCAGTAAATTACAAGATACCGACTTCGGAATATATCAAGCTAAGGAATTTCTTTGACCAGGTTAATACTGCAGAGATATTCCTTTGGACACATCCGGAGACACGAGCGAAGGTAAGAGTAAGGTTTGCTGACCAACTCCATTTCTCAGCTAGTGATTATGGTATATGGAATGGTTCTATTCAATTACAGGAGGCTTAGATGTTAACGTTATCGACTGCATCCATTATCGAAAAGAATAAGATATCCTCCACTGGAGCATGGGTAATGGCTATTGAACTTCATCACCCGGAAGGAAATATCCTCCTCGTGAATAACACCGAGGACTTAACCTTAGCCGGTAAGAAGTATACTGCCTTCCCGTTCAAGCTAGAGGATATCAACGAGGACACTAAGCAGATGCCTAATGTTAAACTTTCTGTAGCGAATGTAACCGGGACTATCCAACGGTTGGTAGAAAAGAATAAAGGCCTCACAGATTGTGAGGTCAATATTCGAATATTCAATACTAACTTACCGGACATTATTGAACTAGAAGAAACGTTCATCATTAATGCATCCCAATCTAAAGCAGACTGGGTAGTGTTCACATTAGGTACAGACTTTTCATTCTCTCGTAGGTTCCCACCTGTTAGGGTAATGAAAGACTACTGTCCTTTCAAATTTAAGTCTGTAGAGTGCGGTTACAAAGGTTACGCACAATCATGCAATAAAACTCTAAAACGCTGTCGTGAGTTAAATAACAGCGTTCGATTTGGCGGTGAGCCAACAATACCACAAGGGGGCTTATATGCGTCTAACTCTAAATAACCTAATAGGAACTCCGTGCAAA